TAACTCCTGTTATAGTTCTCTTACCGGGGGGTAAGGCAGCTGGTGTAGTATTTGGTGTATTTTCTGCCATTAGGTTATTTAGTGTAAGATACTTGTGATTTTATATTATCAAGGCTACCGCTTATGTTAATGCAGGTACTTTTTAAGCTAGAAGCTTTACTTACTACATCTACTACTGCTTCTGCAAAATTTGAATCACTTAAATTAGATAATGCATCTGCTGTTGCAGCTAATTTTGATAAAAGAAGTCCCAGGTCTTTTGCTAAGGTGTTTGCTTTAGTCACAGGCTCTCCTTCTGGTTTGGCTTGTAGTCCGAGCTCAATAATCGGAGCATTTATAGTCGTACCTGTCTTACTATCTATATTGACTGCTCCAGGCGATGATAACCCGATTGCATTCTTACCGAATAAAAAAATAGAATCTCCTTTGCTGTGTACTATTACTCTACCAGAGGTTAGTATAATCTGCTCTCCTTTGTAAGGGAATTGAGGTATGTAAGGAGTTTGTTGAACTCTAGTGTTCTTATTTTGATCATCCTTAACTAAGGTTGAAACCAGTTCTTTAATACTATTTAAAGGTCTTGTTGCCATAGTTATTGGTTATTTCTTCTATCTTGTTCTTTTCTTGAAATAGTATTATAACTAGTAGGTAGTACAGGTATACTTAATAACGTATCCTGACTAACATTAGGCTGTGTGTAAAATGATTCTAAACTAAAGTTATCTTTAATATCTTGAATTTCAATTTCCTGAGTTGTTGTAAGCCATATTGAGCTTTTATCCATATTTACATCTTCGACGAGAAGCATGAAAGGGTCACCACTTCCAGAGGGATGCCCATTAGTTATGATTGTTATAGGATCTCCTTCTGTACCGGATTTACTCCATGGATTAGTTGTTCCTGGTTTGCTGGTACTTCCAAATCTAATAGAGCTTCCCCATCTACTTTCCATTATGATATCTCCAAGGAAAGGTTTAAGTGACAATACAGAATCTTTCTCTGCAATGTCTGCAGTTGGTCGAGTTGCGCTTTTAGATTGAGGTATGCTTATTCCTTGTTCTATATCTCGTCTAGTCGGCGTTGTCTTTTTAGCTTTATTACCGTATGTAATTAAATTAGGGAACTTATTGTGGTGAGTATTCACCCAAAGAGCGAAAGGAGAAAAGTAGTATTTAGATTGAGCAGTACTAGATTCATTTAAGTTATAACTAGGACCTGTTATGATAGCCACAATTTCATCTTCAACGGGAAATTGTTTAAAATTTACATTTAAAGGTCTAGCTTTATTATCTCCAGAAGAATTACCGAATAGGGGAGTGTAGGTTATAAGGCCTAGATTTTTAGGATCGTCTAAAATAACAGAATCAACTCTACCTATAATAACTCCTTTTATAGAAGAGCTATTACCGGATTTTACACCCCTGTTTACCTCTTGGTTATTCTCCAGCATTACTTAGCTTCTAGCTGTTTAATTTCACTAAAAATAAGTTCCTTATCTCTTTCTGAAAGTAGACCTCCTTCTTGAGATTCGGTAGCGTTAGCCATAGCTTTTTGAACGATGCCTGCCATCTTAATTAAAGCTTCATCATTCTTAACAGCTACTTCCATGTAACCTTGTAATAGAGGTACGATTAGAACAGCATCGCCAGGTTCGTTTATCATATCTTTTAACTGTAAGATCATATCCTTAAGCTGCTTTTCTTTATTTCTACTGTTTTTGTAGATATCTTCTAGCAACGAGGAGAAGGTCTTACCGTTAAAAACTTCTTGATTAAAGTCCATGATCTTTTAAAATAAATAGTGAGCCTTAAAAAATATCTGAACTGTAACCGTATTCTAAGTATCTATTGTTTAGAGCTTTATATAATTTCTTTAGTCTCTTGATTATACTAGTTACAACCGGGGTTGGTGCGTCTGTAATCTCTCTGATGTATATATACAGGGCTTTTTTGGATAGTATATCTAGGTTTTCTCTTTTACGGAAGAGTTCTAATATAGCATCAGCTACTTTAGCGTCTCTCTCTTTAGGGAAGAATAAACTAAGATTACTCTCTACGTATTTAACAAATAAATCAAGTACGCTAGTTGTTTCAAGATTCTGTTCCTTATCTATACTATTTACTATACCAGCCAAGATTGTCTTATCTACATCAACATCTTCAAGAGGAGCTTTTTCTTTCTTTCTCTTATAGTTACGTTTATTGTAGTTAATTAAATACCTCTTTGCTATAGTACCAAAGTAAGAGTAAGCTTTACCTTTTGATTGATCGTACAAATGTAACTTCTCTAGTAAGACTGCTACTACTTCATGTTTAAGCTCATCTATCGTATTAACTTCTGTATAATAGAACTTAAAAGTGTGAATTATATTTTCTGCTAGTTTATGAAAAGCATAATTAATCTTTTCGTTAAAAAGTTTATTCCTGTGAATACTATTTGAACTAGCTAAATACTCTAAAATAGCATCTTCGGTTTCCTGTGTAAAATAGAGTATGGATTGTTTTGGTTTTCGTTTTCGGACTGTGCCTGCTTTTGTTAATTGTACTTCTACTTCATTCTCTACAAGTTCATGGTTCATTTTCTAAAAAATTGGTTTAACAGTTTCTGTATCTCCATAACTGTATTAAAGAACGTTCCGACCTCGTCATCGCTCTTAAAGATACCGCGCTTATCCATCTCTGATAGCATTTTATCAGATTGTTCTACGATAGCTTGCATATTCGTTATGAGCTGATTTTGATCTTCTACGATACGTTCGAGTTTAATATTCTTTTGGTAAAGGTTAAAAACAATATACCCTATGATCGTAAAAAACCATAGGGCTATATTTAAAAGTGTACTTACTGTCATAGTTTATAAGTTTTTTAATGCATTTAAAATACCTGGATTGTTTGATCCGAGGCGTTTTAAAGCTGTTTGAGATGCTTTAGGATTATTTGTTTTTACAGCTGGTTTTGGGGTAGCTGGTTTGGAGTTAGCTTTATTAAACTTTCCGTACCATTCATGTTCCCATTCTACTCTAGCTGCTAACATATCTGCTTGATGCACTAGGATAGGAAGGTAGCTTCTTAATCGAGATTCCGGTTGATAAGAAATTAGATAAGGTTTATTAGATTCATCGTACAAGCCGTCATGTAACTTTATACCTAGGTATTCATTCTGAGAAATTACTATACCTTCAGCTTGTAGTATAAAGAGAGACCTGTCTGGAACAGTTGAGAAGGGTAGTGATGTGTTGTACTTATACATCCTTCCTAGCTTTTGAATCTCCCAGTCGTTATCGTTAGGGTGAGTACCTGGTGTTTCTGGAAGACCTAATTTACCGAGGTCATGGTTAATACAAACAAAAGCTAACTCTTCATCAGTAAAATCTGTCTTAGCTTCAAAAATTTCCCAAGTAGCTTTTAATTGAAAAGCAGCAGCAACTACTCTATTGATGTGATCAACATAGCCACCGGGTATACAGTTATGGTTAGATTTAGTGATAGCAGCAGGAGCTAGAACGATATGATCTTCCATCTTCTTATACATCTCCATAAGCTTATCACCCCTTTCTCCAGTAATATACTTACCTATATTATCTTGAAATATGAACCAATTCTCTTGTATCTGCTCCGCGGATAATTCGTAACTCATAAATTAATTTTCTTTATTGATTAAGGATTGTATTTCGGCAATAAGTTCTTTAGCCCTACTAATTACATTTCTAATCTCATTCTTAGGCGCATTAATAGTAGTTAATGAATCAATAGTAACTTGTAAATTCGCTAACTGTTCTAACTTTTTATCAACTAAAGGTTTGTATTTCATCTCTATGTTTTTTAATTATTTCTATAATCTCGTCAACGGAGTTATAATACTCAAAGTAATTATCTCCTAATTGAGTAAGGTTATCATTTTTCCCCTTTTGAGGATTTATAAAGACAGATTTTGAATACCCTACTTCTAATATAAGCTTCGGATATCTTGTATCTTCAAAAAACTGTTCTAATTTATGAATTTGAGCCCTGTACTCGGGGTCGGAGACTTCTATAGCAGTAAACGGTATTTTACTCTTCTTTAGAATCTTGATGGTATCATCGCAGAAACCACACCCTTCCATTTTAAATACTCTTACTTTCATCTTTCATTCTTTTATCTTTCTTCTTACTTACTTTCTTTCCTTCTTTTCTTAAGAAGAAATGCTTATAGCAAAAAGCTAAGGTTTTTTTAGCAGAAAAACAACTTTCTAGAAAAAAAATATTTTAACTGAGAGATCTTAAGATGAGAATACCTTCATCATACAATTCCCATAATTCCCATTCTACACACAAATCAACGATTTTGGAAGTTTCGTTTAAGATAATTCGCTTCGTTTCTTCATCTAAAGAACTAATAAATTCCGAAGCATCTGCACTCTGTAATGTGCTAGATATAGCTAATATATATTCTGTAATACTAGAGAAGTACTGGTTTAGGATCTCTTCCGTAGCTTCTTCTAAACCCATTTCTAATGTTAATGCATCTAATTCAGTCATAGCTTCTTAACAAAAAGCGGGCCCAGGTTACTCCTAACCCAGGCCCTATATTTACACCCTAACCAACATTAATAAATATACATGGTTTTCTAAAACAAACCAACTTTTCTTTAAATTTTTATTTTTTAATTTAGATGAACTATTTATAATAGATATAAACTCTTAAGCAACTAAGAGTAGGATTAACGTAACCCCTTTCTATGGACTCTGATGATAAACGACTAAATGAAATCGAAATCCAGATTCTTAAGCAACGCTTCAACAGTCTGCCTCATGATCGCAGTCTTTCTAAACCCTCTTGGGTTCGACGCCTTATTCAAACTAGTAATGAACTGGACAGGTTCTTACTGGCTTACGGATGCGATTTTTTATGGAGGTGCACTCCTATTTGCTGGGCTTTATATTTATTTCAAAAAATTAGCTAATAAAGATTTATAATGGTACATAACCTACAACTACGTGAGTATATAAAAAATCAAGTACTAGAGGTATTGAATGAAGAAGATAATCTAGAAGCTGAATTAGAATCCGGCTTAAAAGATATTGCTAAAGATATTGCTCAAGGAATTGAGAAAAAAGAAGACCAGTTAAAAGAAGGTCCGGTTGTTCTAGCTTTAAGCGTTGCATTTGCCATCCCAGCTGTTATTGATGGATTAGGAAGCCTTATGAAGCTGATAGGTAAAGTAACTAAATCTAAAGGAGTAGAGAATGCCTCTGAGAAGGTACTTCATGCAGCTCATAAAGTACATTCGTGGTTTCTAAAACCTATTAAGTGGGTTCTTAAAAAGAAGATGCCCGACACTCCTGAGGATAAGATTAGCGAATTAGCTGAAACAATTCACAAGTCTATCGTATTCTTATTATTCGTTGCATCCGGTATCGGACTTGCTGCTGCAATTAAAAAAGCGCAAATCGGACAGGCTGCTGCGGAAGCTGCTTTAACAGCTATAAAAGGAACTGAATTAGGAACATTCGTCGCAAGTAAATTATAATTAACATGAAACTTATTAAACTACTATCACAAAGGTTACTAGAGGCTGAAGGAGATGAAGAACAGCAAGCAGTTGGTTCAGATCAAGAAGCAGCCGATCAATTAAAACAAGCTTTTAAATCTACTAGCGTAGAGGACTTTGTAACTAAGTTTAAAAGCATAGCTTCTGATCCTAAAGTTCAAGCTGTTTTAAAAGCTGGACAGACTGATGCAGACCCAAAAGATGAAGTTGTTAAGTACTCTACTAAGCAATTAAAAGTAACAGGTCTACTACCTACTCAGAATGAGATAGGATTTGACCAGAGTATTGAAAACATTATCACCGATCAATACGGTAGTT